GATGCAGATATCTTTGCCCTTGCTGGTGGCCAATTATATAGGATTATGACTTTAGCCACTGCATTTCAACTTCAAGACACAGACGGAGCATTCGAAGGCAGGGTTAATGTAGGAGATTTAGTTGTTACTGGCCCTGGCCTTACGGCTAACGTTACTAATGTTGCTGATGCTGTATTGACACTTGACCGTCCAATCATAACCGATACTTCGTTTGGTAACATATACACTGTCTACTCAGCAGATGGTCAAAACAGTATTTTGATTAACGCCAGTGGCGTTGCGTCCGTGGATTACAATGTCAGCACGTATTGCACGGTGAGCTATATAGACAGAACGGTTGGTGGTGATTTAAACGCCCTTACGATTAATCACACGGCAGACACCTCCGCTCAGGAATTTCATAATGCTTTAAACAACGCTTTAGTAAGCGCTTATGAAACCAACTGGAGGGATGTTGTTACTGATTTGGTCCTTCCTCAAGGGATGCGAATTACTAAGATTTCGTAATCTCATTACGGTTTGCTTTCTCATAAAAGGGGTCACAAATTGTGGCCCCTTTTTTTGATTTATCTTTGTCAAAAGCGTCCCTATGATAGATTCGGTAAGAAATACGGTATTGTCGATACTGAACAAGAATAATTTCGGGTATCTCTCTCCAGCAGATTTTAATTTATATGCCAAGCAGGCGCAGCTCGAGATATTCGACCAGTACTTCTACGACTACAATTACCAGATTAATAAGGAGAATATCCGCCAGTCAGGAACGGGCTATGCCGATATAGCAAGAAGCCTCGAGGAAGTTATCGATACTTTTTCTACGGTAGCTAATTTCACTACCAATACGTTTGCTCTTCCAGCCGATTATTTTCTTCTCAATAAGCTACTCCCTACAGGAAGCAACTACGAGATGGAGCAGGTATCAAACTCAAAGATTAATTTACTCCTCTCTTCGTACCTGACCGCGCCATCGCTGAGTTTCCCTGCATATGTGCAGAACGGAAATAACGCTACGGCATATCCTGATACTATCACCTCGGGAACGATTCAGTATATCCGCTACCCGCTAGAACCCAACTGGACGTACTCAACACTTACGGCAGGCGAGCCTGTATTTGACCAAGGGCAAGCCGACTACCAAGACTTTGAGTTGCCTGCTGATGACGAGCCTCGATTGGTAAATAAGATTTTACAGTACTCAGGGGTATCAATACGTGAGATGGATGTGGTAAATTATTCACTGGGACAAGAACAGCTAGACGACCAAGCAAGCAAGTAATATGGCATACCTAACTCAATACCAATACTACGAGAACGCTGGAGCTTCACCTGAAGACGCGAACTGGGGTTCATATCAATACGTGAGCTTGCGCGATATCGTCAGCAACTACCAGCTTATGTACAGCGGTAATAACGAGCTGGTCAACGAGAAGTCTCGATATAAGATTCTGTTTCACGCTAAGCGGGCGATACAGGAGCTCAACTACGATGCGTTCAAAGAGATTAAGGTATTGCAACTTAACGTATCGGACGACCTGCGGTTTATCCTTCCTAGTGACTATGTCAACTGGGTTCGGTTATCTATGTTTAAGAACGGGGTGGTATTCCCTTTGACTGAGAATATTCAGGTTACCAGCGCACAGGCTTACTTACAGGACTCCAGCAATCGTATTTTGTTTGATGAGTCGGGGGCGGCATTGAAGCCAGAGTTCTCTCCTATAGACGAGGCTAGACTGAATAAGACCTTGAAGTCTATGTACCTCAATGAAAACAGCCCATATGACGGATATGAAGGGTGGTGTATTGATGGTATGTGGTATTTTGACTTCCCTGTAGGCGGCGCGGCATTTGGCCTCAATACAGAGACGGCTAACGCCAATCCTACGTTTCGTATTGACCCGAAGTCTGGAGTCATTAACTTTAGTTCGGTGATGTCGGGTGAGAGCTGCATATTGGAATATGTGAGCGATGGTATGGAGGGCGGTGATGACTCACTAATTACGGTAAACAAACTTTTCGAAGACTACGTTTATGCGTATATATCCTACGCATTGCTGAACTCACATATGGGTACACAGGAGTACGTAGTAAATCGGTCAAAAAAAAATAAATCCGCTTTACTGCGCAACGCAAAGATTCGTATCAGCAACATACACCCTGGGCGTCTTTTGATGAACTTGCGCGGACAAAATAAGTGGATTAAATAATGGGTAACGTAAAGAGACACTTTATCAAGGGGCGTATGAACAAGAGCGTCGACGAGCGCCTTGTCCCCAACGGAGAGTATATCAACGCATTGAATGTACGCCTCGGCTCTACAGAGGGCTCTGAGGTGGGTTCTGTAGAGAACTCCAAGGGGAATACTAAGCTTACCACGTTACAATATAAAGGAGTTGATTTAAGTATCTCAGCCCAATGCATTGGTTCATTTGAGGATGGTGTCAATGAAACCATCTACTGGTTTATGCACGACGGCTCTAACGCTACCTCTTCAACAGGGGTGGTGGATATGATTGTCTCGTACAACACAAATACCGACCTTGTTTTATACCACGTAGTTAGCACTAGCGTACTTAACTTCAACCCTACGTTCCTTATCACTGGAGTTAATAAGGTTGAGGACCTTCTATTCTTTACAGACGATATTAATCCGCCTCGTAAGATTAATGTTACTAGCAGCTATCTAGAGCCTACTCCTGGTCACGTAGACCAGATTACGCAAGATGATATATCTGTCATAAAGAGGCCACCACGAAAAGCTCCTACGCTTCAGCTTATCGATGTGCCTGGCGAAGAGAACTACTTAGAGACCAACTTCGTTTCATTTTCTTATCGATATAAGTATATAGACAATGAGTACAGTGCCTTGTCTCAGTTTACGGATGTGGCTTTTGAAAGCAGCCCTTTTAATCTAGACCCCGACACCAACTTCAACGACGGGATGCTTAACCGCTACAATACAGCGGTAGTGGGTGTGAACACAGGTGGTGACGATGTGATTGGTATTGACATATGCTTCAAGCTAGGCAATGACTCGGATATTCGGGTGATGCAGAAGTATATCAAGGAAGAGGCGGGGTGGCCTAGTGGTATAGTTCAGACGGTTAATTTCACCAATCAGCAGATATATACGTTGTTGCCTTCGTCTGAGATATTGCGTCTCTATGATAACGTACCGCTTGTTGCTCAAGCGCAAACCGTTATGGGCAACCGATTGATGTATGGCAACTATGAGGATGGTTACGATTTAACTACTTCTACTGGGGCTAGTATTGACACCAACTATACGGCCAGTTTAATTTCTCAAAACCTATCTACTTCTTTAAGCTTGGGTTTTCTAGATGACGGAGTCGACTACACGATAGATACCGCTAGCACTGTTACAGCGATTGACGCTGATGCTATTATAAATTTTTCAAGTATAGATGAGCCATTGGTTGCTGGCGGAGTCTTTGGATTTGGATTTACTGTATCGCATCAAGGGTTTTCTGGAGCAGGACAAGGCGTTACCCCCATAACCGTTCAGCATCCTACGTTTACAATATCATTTACTTTTAACCTACCTCAATCTTACAATAACGTATTTGAGATGGTTGAAAGCCCTGAGTTTAAAGCTCAGTTAGGCTCTAATTTAGGAGGGAGCTTTCAGCCTGTAGGAAACTGCTCTAACGGAAGTACTTTTACGGATATATACAACTGTGCTATCACACCCCCAGCAGGATATACCCTAGTAAACACGGGTGTAACCGCTGGAGGTCAGGGCGTTTTTTTATCGAGCGACCCGATTAATGAAGATGAGTTTTCAGTTCAGATACTGGCCGCTCAGTACAACAATACTTCATCATCTAATAATCAGTATTTTGAGTATTTCAATGTAAGTAACGTAACCTTTACCTACCAAAGCGAGTCGAGTAATAAAAGCTTACACAGTAACAGAGACTACGAAGTTGGTATTGTCTATATGGACGAATACAAAAGAGCCACTACGACACTAACTTCTTCTCAAAACACCGTATTTGTTCCTTCTGTTAACAGTTCTAGAATTAACAGCATTCGCACTACGATACCTATTAATATGACGGCTCCTAGTTGGGCTGATACTTATAAGTTTGTATTAAAACAATCTCGAGGAGCGTATGATACCATATACTCGAATACGTATTACTACGACCCTAGTACTACATCTTACTGGCTTAGGCTGATTGGTCAAGACCAGGCGCTAGTAGAGGCTGGCACCGAGCTTATTGTAAAGACAGACGCTAACGGAGTTTTAAATGAAGAGACCAAGGTTACTGTACTAGACAAGGTGTCTCAACCTACAAACTTCCTTCACCTACTTCAAGAAGGTTCAGAGATATTAGAGGTTCCAGGTCTTTATATGAGGCTTAGGGCTCAAGACTTCAGTATAGATACTACACTTACTAATAGATGTTACCCCACCATAACATCACAAGCGCCACTTTCGAGTGC